AAGTTATAAAGGAACAACAAGGTACGTTAACTTGGATTATTCAAGATTTCTACGACCTATATGCTCAAACAAGAGCAAAGTTCCTTAGTTCTAAAGTATTAAAAGACAAAGCTAAAAAAGGTCTTAAAATAATAGAACAAAAGCTCTTGAAGTTTAGCTCATAGTCAGTATAATTATAGCATGAGTACTTTTGACAGTTCAATGTTTCAATCAATAAAAGATGCGTTAGCTACTTCTGATAGTAAGGGGTCAGCTAAGTTTAACGAAATTATGCCTACTAAGGCAGGTAATACATACACGGTAAGACTTTTACCTTTTGCTAAGGATCCGAGCAAGACTTTCTTCCATTATTATAATCATGGATGGACTTCTTTTGCTACTGGTCAATACGTTCAAGCTCTTAGCCCTCAAACGTTCGGTGAGCGTGATCCTATCGCTGAAGAACGATTTAAGGTTCTTAGAACTGGCAGTGAAGAAGAAAAAGATAAAATGAGCGCTGTACGTCGTCTAGAGAAGTGGTTAGTTAACGTTTATGTTATTGATGACCCTTCTAATCCTGATAATAACGGTAATGTAAAGATACTTCGATATGGTAAGCAGCTTCATAAAATTATTACTGAAGCTATTGAAGGTGAAGATGCAGAAGAGTTTGGTGCTCGTATTTTTGATCTAGGTCCTGACGGTGTTAACTTTAAGATTAAAGTAGAGCAGCAAGGTGATTATCCTACTTATGTATCTTCTAGATTTACTCCTGCTGGTAAAATTGATCTTTCTGAAGATGAGCAAAAAGGTATCTATGAAGGCGCTCATGACTTAACTGAAGTGTTTACTATTAAGTCATATGATGAGCTAAAAGATATGCTTAATGAGCATTATTATTGTAGAACGGAAGAGCCTGCAGCTACTCCTACAACTTCAGCTCCGGTACCGGTAGAAACGCCTGCTGAGCCTGAGCCTGCTGTAGTATCTAATGATACTGTAGAAGAGGATATTGACGAACTACTAAAAGATCTTTAATATGGAACCTCAACAAGGAATGACCCCAGAAGAGAAAGCTGCAGTAATGCAGCTTATGGGTCAAACATATGGTCAGATGCATAAACAGGATCAAATGATTGTTGGAGATTCTAGTAATCTATCACCAACATCAAATCAAATGAAACAAGTATTTGAGCAAACAGCTCAAATACCAACTACTCGACAAACACAACAAGTAGTCCCTAATTCTCCTGCACCTGAAGTACAGCAATCAGCTGAACCAGTATCTACTGTTACACCTGAGCAAGCAGCTCAAGAAATTGCAGCTCAACGTACTATTAGGACAGAACAACCTTCAACTGCTAATGAAGTTGATCCTAATCAAATGGAATTTAATTTATCTGAACCTACTAAATTAGATGAATTGTTAAAGCTTATCAAAAAGCAAAATTTGATTTTAGAAGATATTAGTTTAAAATTAGATAATGGCAAAAACTTTAAAACTAAAAAGCAAGACTGAATATCTAAAATACTTAGATACTGTTTCAAAAATTATTGATACTGGTGTTATCTTTGATGTTAAAGAGGATAAGTTAGTAAGCTTAGCTTCTAGTCTTGATAGTACTTTAATATTACATAGTGAATATAAATCTGACTTTAGCTTTTCAGATACTTTAAATATACCTGATGTTAAAAAATTAAGACATGTATTAGATACTATTGAAGAAGAGTCAGTTGATATTGAAGTTAATAGTAACAATCTTCAATATAAAGGTAATGGTGTAAAGTTTAAGTATCATCTTTATGAAGAGGGGTTTATTACTAAGCCTAGCATTAATATTGATAAGATTAATAAGTTTAAATTTGATGTTAAATTTAATTTAAATAAAGCTACTATACAGAGATTGTTTAAAGGTAGTACTTTCGCTAGTGAAACTAATAAAATTTACTTTTATACCGATGGTAAAGCTTTAATGGCAGAGCTTACTGATCGCGCTAGACATAATACTGATAATTTTACTTTAAGCTTAGGAGAGGTTGATTTTGAGCTTGAGCCTATATCAATTAATTTAGATAACGTTAGATTGCTTTCATTATTGAATGATGATATAAGAGTTAAAATTAATACTGAATTTGGTGTCGTTGTATTTGATATTGAAGAAAGCAATATTAAATTAAGATATATAATTTCAGCTCTTACACAATAATGATCAATCAAAAAAAGAATAAACTAAAAACCCCTGGCTATTTTATAAAGAGACTTAAGGATAATGATTTTGTAACCTTGCGTATCTTTAATAAGTATAGTGAATCAGACCCTAGAAGATGGACTGTTTTAATTGATCCTTCAGGATCTTCTGTATTTGTTACTTGTTTTGAAAATACACCGTTTAAGGGCGAATACTTATTTCAATTTAATGATGGTAATCAATTATTTAAAAATAATCTCAGCTTAAAGACTGATTCGATAGAAGTTGTTGTTCAAAAGCTCTTAAAGAGTGGGGTAAGACAAAAGTTTGAAAGTGATTTTTTGAATAAATAATTTTATGGATGAAAATGAAGACAACTCTCATGAGGAAGATGAAGAGCTTAGGGAGTTAGTCGAACGTGCTCTTAAAGATAATATTAAAGAACGTAAATCTTTTAAAAGCCGTAAGGAGTTAGCTAATAGATTAGGAACTATTTTATGTGAATATTTAGATAGTTACATATTGTTAGGGTATGATTTTAGTGGCAAACATTTAGATATAAAAGCTGCAAAAACACCTCAACAAAAAGAAGCATTAAACTCTTTCTTAATGAAATATTTCGCAACAGAAATTCAAACAATAAAGGGTGTTAATCCAGACACTGATGAATTGCTCTAAAAACCAGATATTTGCTGTTGAAACAGGAGATTATGTCGGTCAAATGTTCGCGGTTGTTGAAATAGAAAAAGATTTTATAGGTTGTCTCTCCATACCTAAAATGGAGAATGTTAAAATTCCAGTAGAATCGTTTAATTCCGGAAGGAACAATGATATAATTAAATTAGTAGAAGAACTCCCTAAAGATATATTTAAAGTAGTAGAAGCTCAATATAATAAAAATGAAGACCCTGATAGTAGACGGAAACAATTTAATACACCGAACATATTATACAGCGAAAAGTCAGTCGAAAAAAACTGATAAACACTCTAACGACCAGGTTAATAACCTACATATATACTTTACGCTTAATGCTGTTAGCTCCTACGTGAAGCAATTTGTTCCTGATAATACTATATTTGTATGGGATGAAAAGCCCGTATATAAAAAGAATATACGAAAGGATATGCTTGAATCATATAAGGGTAATAGATCTAAAGATATCTCCCCACATCAAAATAATGAGACTATTAAATCTATTCTAAAATCGATGGGTATTAATTCTATTTTTCCTAGTCAATTAGAAGCTGATGATGTAGTAGCTTATATATGTAGAGAAATCGAAGGTAGTAAAGTAATTATTTCAGTCGATAGAGATTTTTTACAACTCATAAGTGAGGATTGTATGCTTTACGATCCTATAAGAAAAAAGCATTTTGAATTGAGAACGTTTGAGGAAGAAACTGGATATAAAGATGTTGATCAATGGTATACTGCTAAATGTTTAACTGGTGATAAATCTGATAACGTACCAGGTATACCAAGATTTGGTGAAGCTTCAGTTAAAAAATATTTAAATGATCCAGGATTTATTTTAGATGAGTCCCAACAAAAAATATTTCAACGAAATGCAGACATATTTTGTCTTGATAAGTATCAATCAATACCCGAAGAAGCTAGTTATTATAAAGAGCAACTTGAAGTTAAAATAGACGCTAATTATAAGAAATTTTTAGATTATTGTAATGAATATTCGTTCAAACGAATTTTAGATAAAAAAGAAGATTGGCACAATTTATTTTTTATGAAGTCATTATATAATAAGTTAAATGATATCGCTTCCTGATGATTTTGTTATACTTAAATTCTATGAATTAGGGTTTTACCCGAAGTATAATAAATTTAATAATGTTTATCAATGCAGTTGCCCTATCTGCAGAGAAGGTAAGTCATTAGGTAAAAAAAGAAGATGTTATTACATACCTAAAAACGAGAACATATTTTGTCATAACTGTGGTTGGTCAGGAAAGCCGTTTAAATGGATTAAAGAAGTATCGAAATGTAGTGATAATGATATAATTAAGGAACTTAAGGAGTATGTACCTGATGCGGAAGATGTTATTGTTAATAGAGAAGAAAATCGACCAACTATTCAAGTCGAAACCTTACCTAAAGATAGTATCAATTTGTCTGATAAGTTTCAGCTTGACTATTATAATAGCAACTCTGTTGTTACAGCTGTTAGATATCTTATTAAAGAGCGTAGATTAGATACTGCAGTAAATAAACCCGATAATTTATATGTATCTTTAGTTGATAATGTGCACAAAAATCGTTTAGTAGTACCGTTTATTAATGAAGCTGGAGTTATTGAATTTTATCAAACTAGAACAGTGTTAAATAGAGATAATAAAACTAAACCAAAGTATCTTGGTAAAGTTAATGCAGAAAAAACTCTGTTTAATATAGATAAAGTTAGTAGTGATCATGATAAAGTGTATATTTTCGAAGGACCTATTAATGCTTTCTTTACTAAAAACTCTATCGCAGTTGCAGGTATCACTGAGAGAGGTAAATCTTTTACTCAACGTCAAGAAGAGCAGCTTAACAATACTTTAAAGTGGTATGATAAAGTCTGGATATTAGACTCCCAATGGGTTGATCAAGCTTCGTTAGTTAAATCAGAAGTATTATTAAAGCAAAACGAAAAAGTATTTATATGGCCTGAAAAGTTTGGTAAGCGTTTTAAGGACTTTAATGATATAGCTATAGCTTGTAAGATAGATGAAATAAGTTGGGATTTTATACAAAAAAATACCTTCGAAGGTCTCGAAGGTATTGTTAAATTATCAGAAATTAAAAAGTATAGAAATCAAACATACTTAAACTGAGAATTTCCTGTCTGCGCTAAGTATCCTTTAAAAGACTCAGTAACTCCAGCTAACTCTGTTGCAACTCTTGCTAGCTTTCTCTGTTCTGAAGCTTTCATTCTATCAAAAATAGTATCTGGTTCAGCATTAGCTAACTGCTGCTGAATAGAATTAGACTCTTCACCGTTAAGATAATCTAAAAACTCTTCCATTTTTCCAATCCAACCTCTAAGCTCCTCTTTCATTGATTCGTTACGCTCATTTACAGCTTGGGCTGCTTTAACACTCGGATCTTCTTCTACTGCAGTTTGATCAACCTCAAGATCTACATCAAAATCTCCAGCATCTGTGTTATCATCAAGTTCAGCTTCAAATGCTTCTCTCTCTTCAACATCTTCGTTAATATTGTTTAGCTTCTTAAAAAATCGTCTTTCGAATTTGGTCATAAAATTATTTATTCTCTAGCATAAATAAATATATGAATGGAGCAGAATTTCCTTATAGTGTTAATCCAGATGATACACCAATTAATTTTAAAATGACTACTAGTGGTCAAGAATCAAAGTATAAAGATGACGAAAAGCATCAAAAGGCACCGCCTATACTACCTTATGATTTAAACGAAATGAACGAAATGCTTGGTAATGTATTTGTTTCTCTTGCAGAATTAAGAAACATGCTATCCCGTGTTAAAAATCAACCAGAAGAAGGTCCTACTCAACTACCATATAAAGGTATTAATAAAGGAGCTATAGATAATATTAATAATAAAATAGATAAAATAAACGAACTTATCCTTGATATTCCAGAAGATTTAGCTAAAATAGCTATATGACTCTATTAAGGTCGGTAGTTATTACTATATTAGTATCTCTAGGATTTGCTTTCGGATTAAAAAATTTACTAGGTTTTTGGGAAACCTTTTCTCTTTCTATTGTTATACAGTTTATAATAGGTTTTATTTACAATTCTAAAAAGATTAACAAAGTACAAGTTCTTACTGCCGATTTTCAAAACGAGTTAGAGCAACTATTAAGCTTAAGTGAAGCTAAGATTCCCTGCCCTTGTGGTAACTATACGTATACAACTAATCTATTTTATAATATAGAAGAAACATACGTATGTGAAGAGTGTGGCAATGAGTTCAGAATAGAGTTCTCAGCTACCCCTACTCTTTTAACACAACCGGTTTATACAGAGCAAGATTTTAACTACTTAAAAGAGGAGAAAGTAGAAGACGTTGAAATAACATCCGACTATAAGCCGGGAACGGAACTATAATATAATTATATTATGAATAAAGAATATAATTTTAACTTAAAAGACGGTACTACTAAAACTATGGAGTTCGATGAGTTAGTTAGGTGGTGTTGTTTAGTAGAAGCTCTTGAAGTTGTAGATAAACAAGATGTAAATACTGATAATGATAAGTGGGTTAAGCCTCTAGCTTTTCAAAAATACATTGATGAAAGATTTCATTCAATGAAACATGACTTAAAAGTAGAAGCCACTATGGGTAATATCTAAAAACCTAATTTATTACAATCTTCTTCTTCATCGCATAAGTTTTGTTTAGTTTGTAAAGTAGAAGATACACTTACTTCCTCAAAGCTTACTTCAGATTCTTCTTCAAAAGAATAAGGAGTAGGCTCTTTTTTAGTAACATTAGTGTCAAAATTAATCTTACTTAAAAAAGGTAAAGTAAAGGGTAGAACTGGTGCTGGGTATATTAAAATATCCTGCTCTACTACTACTTCGGTAGGTTGATCAGGTATAACTGGGTTATCCGGGTCTTCTCCAGGATCAATACCCACTCTAGGTATTGGAGGCTTTCCGCATTTAGCTGGAATAAATGGAGGAGATATTTGAGGAGGTATAAAAATATATGGCGGGGGTGGATCAACTCCTGGTGGCGGTTCCGGTATACTGGTTGTGGTTGTAGGTGTAAAAGTAGTAGGTATAAATATATTTTCTTCTGTTCCTGTAACTATACCAGGTATTGTGGTTACATCAACTATATCAGTAACTTCAGTTGTATCTGTAGTATCAGTTGTATCAGTTGTATCTGTAGTATCAGTTGTATCTGTAGTATCAGTTGTATCAGTTGTATCTGTAGTATCAGTTGTATCTGTAGTATCAGTTGTATCTGTAGGATCAACAGCCGGCTCTGTAGGAACCGGAGGATTATTTATTGTTGTATAAGTATTGTCAGCTACACTTGGAGAGCCTGTTGTACCAGAAGTTAAAAATTCTATATTAACTAGTAAGTTTTCTACATTTAATGTTTTTGCTGTAAGTTCAAATCTACCTGCTCCATTAGATATACGAAAACTGCCTCCATCAGAAGACATAACTCCGGAAGGCTGGACTCTATAGTAATAGGTACCATCTTTATCATTAGTATTTGCAGTGTAAGTACCTGTTATACCGCCTTTTAATAATCTTGGACCGTATAAATTATATGTATAATCTACTGGTATAACAGGAACCTTAGGACCGGGAATGCAAGCAGGAGTTGTATTTGTAGTACCAAACATACCATCCTTAGGATCAACAATGATAATTGTTGTATTATCAACAGGAGTTGTAGTAGTAGTTGTAGTAGTTGTTGTTGGTCCAACTCCACCTATATTAGGATTTGTTGCAGTAGTAGTTGTAGTACTAGTCGACTCTAAAAGCTCTTGTGCTTCTTCTTCTAATCTTCTTTGCTCTTCAAGTTCAAGTATACGAGCCTTTTCTTCTTCAGCTTCTCGTGCTAATCTAGCCGCTTCTTCTTGTAACCTTCTTCGCTTTTCAGCTTCACGCGCTTTATTAGCTTCAATTATTTTTCTAGCAGCTTCTTCTTCTTTTTCTTTCTGCTCTCTTAATAACCTTTCTTGAGTTTCTCGTGCCTTTTGAGCTTCAATAATCTTTCTAGCAGCTTCTTCTTCTTTTCTTCTTCGCTCTTCAAGTATACGTGCTTGTTCCTCTTCATCTTCTACTTGTGATGAAGTACCAGTATTGTTATTAATAGTAGTTATTTCTTCAATATTTGTATCAATTACTTCATTTAAAGTACCGTCTGTATTTTTACTTACTACTTCCTCTACATTAGTAATAATTTCTATTTCTCTTTCTTCTTGAGTAGTTGTACCAGTATCAATAGTTGTACCAAAATACTCATCTTCTGTAGTTGCAGTAGATTCCTCTGTTACTTCTGTAGTATCAATAGAAGGTTCATCTTCAATTATACCTAAATACTCATCTTCTGAAGTAATAATTGTAGTGGTGCACGTACTAGTAGTGATTTCTGCTACATTTGAAATATTAGTAGAATTATTATTAACATTTATTAAATCATTTATATCATTAACATTAGGTAATTCTCCATCTTCTTCATCCTCATACCCTACGTCAGGGTCAGTGTCAATAGTAATAATATTTAAATCTTCTTTATCTATAGTCTCTTCATCATCAATAGTAGTTATAGTAACTGTACCATCTTCATTATCTTCAATTATAGCAGTTGAGCCGCTATCTACTACGGGCGATGAATCAGTTTGGTTTTTTTTTATCTCATCTTCAATAGTCTCTAATCCATCATTACTACCTACAACCTTATCAAAAGTATTCTCTACTAATTCTATAGTATCTTCTTCAACTACGTCACTATCTAATATAGTACCTCCAGTACCAGCTACCCCCTCAGGTAGAAAAACCTTGGCGCTTTGAGATCCAAATATAACACCTTCACCGTTTAATCTATTATTTCTTAAAACATTATGTTCTCTATCAGTAACTAAAGAAGCAGGTGGTTTATAAACTCTATTATAAATACTTTCTCTACCGTATGCATACAATAGCATTTGCTCCCTTGCTTGGTTATTAGCTCCTGCATACAATAACCTATCAGCTTGTTTTGGAAAAGAACCATACACCCATATAGCTTTTTCTTTGTTAGTTGAGTAAAAATTACCATTAATTTGGTTACTACTAACTACTACTCCGTTACTTTGTTCTATAGATATAGCGGGATTTGCTTCTTCAACATTTTCAGGCTGAGTAATATTATTATTACTAATACTACCATTCCATATTTGATAAGTTTGTATCCCGTATCTTAAATAATCTATAGTATTATCTTTAACATTAAATGTATCAGAAAATGCAGCAATAGATACTCCTATACTAACATTTGATATAGTATTATTTTCTATTAAAAAATCAGATGAATTTTGAGCCATTTCAACTCCACCACCTAAACCATTACCTGATATAATATTATCTTTAATCGTTATTTTATTAGCTCCCTGTACTATAGTAACTCCACTAACAAATTGTCCAGCTAATAATTGCAATGGCTGTCTTCCAAAACTTTCTATTTTATTATTTTCTACTAATACCCCTTCTGTACCATTACCGGTAACCTCTATAACCGATCTACCTATATCTCTAAAGGTGTTACTAGTAAATTTTGCATTTAATAACGAATTAGCTCTAATAGCGTTACCACGGGTTACATGCGTACCACGTGTAGTTTCAAAAATATTAGAACTTACTGTTAAGTCTTGTACATTCCATATCTCTAGAGCTGTATTAGGTATATTCTTAAAAACATTATTAGTTATAGTGACATTTTTTATTAAGCTAGCTCCCTCAATTAACCCAGGTACTTGTTTTATTGGTTCAATTAAAGTGTTTATAAATTGATAACCTGAAACATTTATTGCTGCAGCTTTATCTGTTTTACCCGCTATACCATCAAAAGTTATACTGTCAATTGTAATGTTCTTAGGAGCTTCTAAATTATTTCTACTATTTTTTCTACCTACCTCTATACCGTACCCGTTATTACCTTCCGCGTTTTTTAAAGTAAACCCTACTAATGTAATATTATCTTCTCTTATATTAAAAGCAGCAGCTGCTGTTGATTCTATAGTTGGGTTATTAATACCTCTTATAGTAGTATTACCAGGTATATATAAAAATTCATCCAGGGTAATATTTCCTATAATATTAATAGCATCACTCTTACCTAAAGCAAATTTTAATTCATCACCACTAGTTACCATAATAAATGGTGGTCTAAATGTTTCCTGTACTTGTCCAACTACAGTTAAACTAACATCTTTATTAACTTCAATAAAATATTCTTCCTCTACATTAAAAGTTTTTAAAGTATTAAGAAAAGGAGGATTATTTGGAGAGTACGATAAAGTATTATTTTTAGCTATGAGAACATTTTGCAATATTGAAGCTAGTAAAATATCAGGCGTCATATTTTCAGCTTTAATACTAAACGAAACCTTATTCCACCCCTCAATAAGATTAAATCTCTCAATTTCTCGATTGCTTGAATCTAAAGATTTAATAGAATTTGCAATGTTTATTGAAGGCTCTTGCGTGACTACTTCCTCTACCTCAGTAACAATTTCCTCTCTTTCTTCAGCAATAGTATCAGTTGTTATACCTAAATACTCTTCTTCCGTAGTAGCTGTTGACTCTTCTGTTTCTTCTTCAACTTCGTTATTAATACTTAGTAGACGATCACGTTCTTCATTTGCTTCAATAATTCTTCTAGCAGCTTCTTCTTCTAATTTTTTTTGATCTTCTAATATCTGTCTTTGTATCTCTTCAAGTCTTTCACGTTCCTCATTCGCTTCAATTATTTTTCTAGCCGCTTCTTCTTCTAATCTTTTCTGCTCCTCTAGTAATCGTTTTCTTTGCTCTTCAATCTCTCGTGCTTTATTAGCTTCAATTATTTTTCTAGCAGCTTCCTCTTCTCTCTCTTTCTGTTCTCTTAATAATCGATCTTGAATTTCTCGTGCCTCTTGAGCTTCAATAATTTTTCTAGCAGCTTCTTCTTCTATTCTTCTTTGCTCTTCAAGTATTCTTTTTCTCTCTTCTTCAATTTTTTGCGCCTTTTGAGCTTCAATAATTCTTCTAGCAGCTTCTTCTTCTATTCTTCTTTGCTCTTCAAGTATACGTGCTCTTTCCTCTTCAACGTCTACACAAGTACTAACAACTTCATCAACCACAACAGTAACTATTTCTGGTCGTTCTTGTGTATCAGTTGTTATGCCTAAATATTCCTCTTCTGTGGTAGCTGTTGACTCCTCAGTTACCTCTAGTGGCGTTATACCTAAATACTCCTCTTCCGTGGTAGCTGTTGATTCCTCTGTTATTTCAACAGGATCGGGTTGACGAGCTCCAATAGAATCGCAATCTCCACATCTTTCAACTGGTACCTGGTTTATTGGCAGCTGGCAACCAGCCCCTGGCTCTTCAAAGCAACCACAAGTGCCTGAACAATTACATGTACCTATGGTGCAGGTTGTGGGAGGAGGTGTTGGACAATATGAAAGTGGTTGTACTTTGTCATTAGGATTGATTGAATTTATTACACAAGTTACAGGAGTATTATTTGTTACTATAGGACAGTTATTAACTGTTATAGGATTAATACAAGTAGATGAATCAGCATATATACTACTCCTAAAATTTGGTTGAGGTGTACATAATGTTGAAGGCTGGGTAGCGCATTGATTCATCATACAACCATCGTTAGTAGTAACTTTTATAGTACGTCGTGGAGCTGGTAATGTGATAAGATTAGTATCTAAAGTTAATCCAAAGTCCTCTTCTGCGTTACGAAACTGAAAAATAAAGTTCATTACCCCAGTAGTGGGGTCAGCTTTACCATTTAAATTTTTTTCTAATATTATAAATAACTTTCCTTGTATATTAGTTACATAAGTAAAACCGCTATCAATCACTAAAGGATCATTAAATGCATCTTTTTCACCATTTGCATCAAATATATCATAGCTCAATTCTTTTTCGAAAGGCCTATCAACTTCAATTGATAATACAGCAACTGATCCTACTGACTCTGCATATGAATTCGGTACACCACCTCCTCCCAATTCAGGGTAACTAAGAACTCTATGGTTAGTTCCAAGGATATTTAAATCTGTTATGTTCATGCAGCAGTTATATTAGTTACAGTTGTATATGGTGTGTTGGGATTAACTGAAAGAGGAGGTGTAATAACTGTTTCAGTTAATATTTCATCCCCTACAAAACCTTCAACATTAAAATTACGTAGAAAAAAGTCCTTTGCAGATAAACCTGTATCTAACGTTGAAACAGGGGTTGATAAAGAAAATCCACAATACATATTATTAAGATTATCAAAAGCTTCTAATCTTGGTTCAATATTAATAGTAGTTAACAATGTAAATTGAGTTGTATTACTATCTCTAAAATCAATATGTATCTTTTGACCTAAATTCACATACCTAAATCTTAAAGTTCTAAAAGTATCAGTAGGTATAGAGCTAAAAACATTTGAAATAGTCGAAAGAGGAGAATTAGCTCTTACATTATGTAAAACATCTCTAACTACTAAGCTCTCTCTATTTATTAAATGAGGCCCTACACCCGGTCTTTCATCTCTTCCAGATAGAGCATACATACCTGTAGAATCAAAAGCTATTTTAACTATTTCACCACTTAAGGAACCTCCTTGAACCAATATAGTATTTCCACCTTCAGTTAATAAAGAAGCAGGAGTCTCTGTAAGTAATGAAACACCTGATAAGCTAATTGCAGAGTCTTGATCACCTAAAAATTGACCCGGTAAAGATGATAGTGGAGCAGATAAATTAGTTATAAAAGTTGAAAATCCTAATTGATAATTGTCACTATCTGGAATATTACTATTAGGTAGCTTATATTCAAATGACCATGTTATGTCATAATTTGAATTAAAACGTTTACTAGTTTCTATAAATTTATAATATCTAGCATTTGAAGGTAATTTTATGTCAACTGGAAAGCCCATTAATTATATTTAATTACTCAACCCTTTATAAAAGTACAGGTATAGGAATTAGTTATCTCAAGTTTAGTCTTAAATACTAAATAATAACCAATTTTAACTAATTCCTTTCTAATAGTCTTAAGATAATCTTCATGTACATTAACTAAAATACTATCATTTAGTTCATCATACAATACGTAATCTGAAAATTCTTCACATAAAGAACTACCTTTCCAGACACTTGCATTCATACAAGTATTTATTCTTCAAATACTTGAATAATCTTTTCTATCTTCTCTATCAGAACAATATTATTAGCAAATAAACTACTATCAGAAAATTTAAAAGTTGTATTGTTACACAAAATTTCTTTTAAAGTTTTAAAATCTTCGTAGTCTAACCCTTCAACGATTACTTCTTCCATATTTTAGTTAATTCAAATATATATAAAAGCCACTATGACCACTCTAAGATAACAATACCATTCGAAGGTGGAGGACCTATAGGATTAGTTGAATGTGAGGCTTGACCTCCTCCAGGAGCAGGGGAAGTTCCAAAATATGAAGCTGCTCCTAATGATTCTTCTTTACCTTTACCTCCTGACGTATCTTGTAAGCCTGATCCACCATTAATAACATGACCATTTAATATATACGGACTAGACGTATCGATAGTACCACCAGCAGTTGCACTGGGTGTTTGACGATTATTACCCTCTGCTGCACTCTGACCATTTCCTCCTTCGTAAATGCCTCCATCAGCTGTTACTATAGCAGTAGCACCAGCACCTGTACCAATTTTTATTGAAGAAGCACGACCATCTGTTGGCGCATCTGTTTGTTGAAATCCTTCACCTACAGTTACAGTAAATGTAATACCAGGTGAAGCAGAAAGGTATCCCATGGCAGTAGCACCAGCACCTCCAGGTGATGCACCACCTTTAGTACCTGTACCAGTAACAGTATATTTAATATAATGTATACCATCCGGTACAGTAAATACTGTATCACCAGCATTAGTAAAGACTTCTTGACCCGGAGCAGGTCTTTCAATAGTAATAGAACCACTTAACGGGTTAAATGTAACCCCTGTTTTGCTAACAGATGCTGTTCCTGCAGGATTAGTTAATGTAGCAGATAAATTCTTACTTATAGTTAAGGTAGGTGCAGTAATACCACCTATTGCTTTAATTAAGAAATTCATTCCAGTAGCTGAGAGACTAGGTGCTGTATGAGACCCTGTTGTTACAGGGTATACCGTACTTCCAGCTGGAACCCCATTAGGTACACCATAAAGTGCTTTTGATAATAAATTAGGCACTCTAAAATGATCAGCAGTTTCACCACCTGTATTATAATCGGTACCTATAACAGCTGAAAGATCTGAATACTCAGAATTACTAGCATACTCTGCTCCATCACATTCTAACCAACCATAAGGTACACCATTACTCGCAGAAGCAAAAGGTACAATAGTACCTACAGGTAAGACACTTGCTGTTGTAGGAGCTACTCCAGTACTTATAATACTTGGTACTGACCAATTTAAATTACCAGAAGTATCTGAGCCTAAAAAAGAATTGTTAGAAGGAGCAACTCCCGGGAAGTTATAATTAATATTACTTATTTTTAATTGCGTAGGGAGAGACAAATAACTATCTGATTCTGTAGTGGCTCGTCTTATAACATCTATCTCAATATCAGAACTCAGGGATACTTGATCTGCAACTAATTGTAAGGATTTACCTAAACAATCTGGTGATAAATTACCTGAAGATAGTACAGAAACCGTAATTTGATTTTGATCATTTATTTCTATAGTACCATCTCTCGAACTTAAAAGATTAGAAACCTCTAACCAATCTGTTGCCTCAGATCCGGACCCTCCAACTAAAACTTTTAAAGTATTAGTACTAGTTTCAAATCCATAATCACCAGTTAAGCATGGGGCGAGATTTGTAACATCAGCATTCGTTCCTTTAAATTTATTACCAACAATTAAACCACCCTTTGTACTACCATCACCTATAAATAAGTTTTGTGTATCGGTAGTAAACCCTAATTCACCACTCTCTAGAGTAATGTTTTTTCTATCATTGTTAGTTCCTCTTCTAACTAAGAGTTTAATTAAAGTATTTTCTAAAATTTCTATTGACATTGTTAATATTTAGTAGTTAAAAATTGGTATTGCAAATTTATCAAAAGTCTCTTCACTATCCGGATTACGTACTTCACCTGATAAAGCAAAAGTTATAAATCCTGCTGAACTTAATGAAACTGCTGCTCCATCACTATTTAAACCATTATAAACTTGATTATTTTGACTCCCTATAAGACCGTTAGAAACAGAGTTAGGAGCACCGTTAAATATTCCTAGTAGGGGGTCTTCTTTATACTTTATAATATAATTTACTCCAAGTGCACTAAGTAGTGCACCAGAGGAAGATGCATCACCAGTTAAGAATTTACTATCACCTGCTACGTTACCTGGTGCTTCTCCTGCATTACCGTATAATACGCTCTCCATGCCACCACCTGTTAAGCAAGGCACACTAAATGTATTACCACTTCCATCACCGCTACCATAACTTGTGTCTATTACTTTGAATAAATCAGCATATTCAGTTCGTGAATAACTACCTCCATTACACAATAAGAAGCCAGCAGGTATTGAATTTTCCCAAGCTTTAGCATGCGGTAGTATAGCACCTATAGGTATTTGACTACTAGTATTTTGACCTGATAACGAGATGCCAGTTACAACATCAAAAATAGAAGATTGAATTTGTTTAATTAATCCATCTCTTGTAGTTAAAAAAGGAAACTCTTGAGCTGATGAAGTAGCTCCAAATAATGATATTTGACCATCAGTTACTGAAAATGTATTATTATTTACTGTTCTTAAGTCTGCTTGCAGATTTTGCGAGGCGTTTAAAGATAAACCACCGCCCGCTAAGTTACTTCCTTCAGCTCCGGCCCAGCTTGATGTTGGTATAGTTCTAGTACCAACTGATTTAAAAGATAATTTTTGGTCGATATCAAACTCGAATTGATCAGAGTTAATGTTAAGTTTTAAAGGTACATTATCTCCTCCTATCAAACCTGAAGAAAGAGCAGTAGTTTTAATTTCTCTTTCAGTTATTGAATTAGCTATTGGAGTAATGGTATTAGCTGAAAGCTCAAAATAAGCTGAGTTAGTATTTACTGAAACTACATTATTAGTACCATTCCACGAGGATAGTAGGCCTGTACTAAAAAATCCTGGTGTGAAATAGCTAGCATCCATTGCACCGGGTTTTATAGTTAATTTATTATTATCATCAAACTGTAAAAAACTATCATCAGGTAAATTACCTATGTAAGCATATCCGGATAATGCATTATCATAATTAGTTGAAGTTAGCATATATAACTTACTATCTGCATAACCTATATCACCTATCTGCATACCTGGTGAACTATCTGGACCTAAATCACCCACTGCAGTAAACGGGCCAATATTCTTTGTACCCACTGACCTACCACCAAATGTTGATCCATCACCTACAAATAAACGTCTAGTATCTAATGTATAACCAATTTCTCCTTGATCTAAGACAATAGTTTTACGTTGAGCGTCTGATCCTCGCCTTACCTTTAATTTTACTATAGTTACATTTGCCATAAATTTATGCTATTCTTTTCCAAACATATACCCCATAAGAAGGTGGTATATTATTATGTGCTAAATTATTACCTACTGCAGCTGATACACGAGTATTATTTGCACTCTCATTTCTATTTATTATATCTGATGGAGCAGTAGTAATAGGTACGTTATTATTTCTTGTTAAAAAATCTCCTGCAGTTGCTTCACCGATATCTACAGCTCCAAGCTCTTTTGCATACTCGTATGGTGATTTAGCTAATACTATTTCTCCTCTTCTACCTCCTGCTACAGTACCAACTCTAACTCGAGTATCAGAAACAAATCTCGTTTCACCATTCCATATACCTATCATTTCTTTAAATTGATAATTAACTCCCCAATTAGTCGTATACAAAGCTCTAACTGATTGTGAATAATTAGCAGCTGAACCTCTTTCAAATCCAAAATCCAATGCATATAACCACGGATAGGATTGCCATTCATCAACAAATGCAGAATCTCTATAATTAATTAAATACTGATTTTCATAATCACCCGGAAAGGCATATACTTTAGTACCTAAAGATAATCTAGCTCTTTGTTGTTCTCTAAACGTTAACGTAGCATCAGTAATACCTACATTTGGAGCCTGGAATGAAGTACTTATACCTGCAGGGTTGGGTATCTGGACATCTAAAGCTCCAATATTTACATCATGCGTATGGGCTGGGAGGTTGTCTTGTATTAATTCTGTTAAATATTCACCTGCTGTATCTCCGTTACCTCCACGATTACCTGCAGCTTCTTCCTCTTCGCCCCCGGGGCAAAACTCTCTTGTAGTTCCATTTTTATCTGTAAAGGTTCCCGTACCTACTAGAAATCTACCTTTAGCTACTTGTTCCCATACAGTACCTGCAATTCTATCTGTAGGATTATTATTGTCAAGTGTTAATTGAATACTCCCTACTGGGTAAAAACTATCTAACCATTCAAGTGGTTCTCTAGAAGTAAATCCCCGTGGGTATATATAATTACTTACTACTACTCTATCACCACTTAACGCTAAACCAGTTTGATTACCTACACCATCATAAACTCTATTAAGAGGTCCTTTTTCACCTAATGAAGCTCCACTTAAATGTAAAAGAGAAGTATATAAATCAGATATAAATTGATTCTCTAAACTTTCAGGCATACTATTATTTATGTTAAAATCTTTAAATACTACTACTCTTGTGCACCGTATATAATACCACCGGTTATAGTGTATTGAGAATTTTCTATTGACGTTATAGCTTTTCCACCCTTACCACCAACAGGTAAACCAGAAACGCCACTAACAGATCTTTTTCTTAAACAATCACCTCCATCGGCACCCCACCCACCTCCTCCTGCAGCATTACCCCATGGGACATTTTCACGTGAATTTACAGTTACACCTTTTCGATTAGAAGAACCTCCATCTCCTCCTCCATAATCTCCACCTCTACCCCCTGAAGAATCTATAGTAAGAATTCTCCCTCCTCCACCACCCCCGCCGTGTGGATCATTACCCTTAGCTTTAAATCCACCCGAACCACCGCCGCCTGCTTGTCCGCCCCTACCCTGCAAAAAGGCTCTTCTTCTCGCATACACTCTATCAGTAGTAAGATTTTTCCAATTTCCCCCATCACCACCAGGTTCACCAGGCGCGCCTCCTTTACCACCAGCTTCATTTTGATTTGGACCAGCACCTAGACCACCATTACCGCCTCCAGCGCCACCGCCACCTCCACCAAAGTTACCTGTACCGCTTCCTGCGCCACCACCGCCACCTCCTGCTATAGCTCCATTGGTGTTAATAATATTAACACGATCAGGTGTATTTACAAATATAGCATCTCCACCATCATAACCAGACCATTCACTTTTACCTTCAGGGGGAGCTACATCTAATCTTCTAACTGCCGCCAAAGATCCACCATCGCCACCTCTTCCCATTATAAACCCGTTATTAGTTAATGTTAAACCGTTTTCCCAATTTCCAGTAGTTAAAGCTGGTATATCAGTATCATCAGAAAATATATAAACTCCAGCATTTATTGTAATTTCAGCAGGATCTATACCATTCCATCCTCTATCTCTTGCCCAATCATCTAATCTTAAATTTTCTTTATTAGTAGTAATAGTACCTCTAAATATATTACCTTGAGGTATAATTTCAGTATTACCTCCTACTTCATATTCAGGCTCAATATAATCTAAAGGAACTCTTCTCCACATATATATACCATAGTTAGGTACAATATTATTATGACTGGTTGTTGTTCCAGTATTTGATGAACGAACTAAAGTAGATCCTTTAACCTGTTCATTAACATAAAAATTTAATGAAGCATTCTCTACAGGTTCATCTAACTCACGTAATCTATTTACACCCGCTAAAGCAATAGCTGCTTGCTCTTCTCCTAATACATCAATAATTATATTACGCGCTTTTATTAAATTTTCTGAGCTAAAAACACCCGGATGCACTCTATCTATATCTCGTGGATCATAATCTGCAGCTTCTAAAATTATACCTTGTGAATTCCATCTTACTCCAACAGGTCTAGGACTATAAGTTATAAAAATTTTAGTATTAGGAATCTCAGTTTGCAGAAACCCTCCCCATCCTGGTCCTCCAGTAACTGACCCACCCCACCCAGCTAATGAATAACTAGCTAACTTAGGATCAAAATCAGTATCTGTATACCGGTAACCTTCTTCATGTCTCTTTTTTATTAAATAATCCCTATAATTTTCTTGGTTTTCAAAAAGGGTATTATTTTGAAAAGCTTCTATTTCATCCTGACCGAGAAAATAAGAATAAGGGTTATCAGAAACATCAGGCAATAAATCAGAAGTTTCACTAAAAGCTAATTCTTCTGTTAATCCACGTGGATTAACTGTAGGTCCAAAATAATAACAAAATATATTTTTAAAAATAGTATTACCAATTTCTAACGTCCTTACATTAACGTCATGTGTGTGAGCTGGTAAATTATTACTATCTAATTTAACCTCGTATTCACCTGCTATATCTCCAGAAGAAAACCCCCCATACCCGGGAGAAAAAGTTTTTTCTTCACCCCCCGCTCCAACCGTAAATCTTCCACCTGATTCAAGAACCCATTTCGTACCTGCTATTCTATTTGTAGGGTTATCGTTAGTTGCAGTTAAAATAATGCTATTTATAGGGTAAAATGCTTCTAAAAATTCTATAGCGTTTCCTGATACAGCTTCACGAATAACATCCCCGAGAATGAATCTAGTCGGCGACCAACTAGTAGTATAAAATTCTTGAGCGATGAAATAATTAATTTCATCATCAGTAGCTGCCGGCATGATATAGTTATTAAATGTAACTCTATCGTTATTACTACTAATATGGATACCAGTTGTATTACCTAACCCATCATAAATTAAATTATTTCCTTCTCTAGTTTGTGTAGTTACGGGAACTCCCACATCGCCAATGAACTGAAGAGTCATACTGGTCGTAGCTGTAGGAGTGTTTGCACCACTAAGATGTAGTAAAGAAGAATAGTAATCTGCTATCCTTAATCCCTTTAAACTTTCTCCTTTGTTAGCCATAATCTTATTTAATAACTTGAACCTGTGGTACCACTAGATGAAGTAGATCCAGAAGAACTTCTAGTAATATTTTGAGTTGTTTGGTTAGATTGATAAAAAATAGTAGGTCTCTTAGTAGTAGATTCTACATTTTCAACATAAGGTATCAAATAAGCATGCGGAGTGTCTACATGCAGAGGCCCTACCATAGCTCCCTTTTCAGGGTGTATATGATAAAATCCCACATATATCTCACCAGTATCCTCTAGTATGTATTCATTACCCGACGTATATAAATTTTCTTCAATACTTGCTACATCCTCCTCCTCTAGAACTACTAATGGTTCTAATAATTCTTCTTGATTTGAACCTGTAACTATAATATTAAAAATTAATTCTTGTAACTTATATATTTCATTGAATACCCTAGAAACTGTATCATAATTAACTTCTTCGTTTTCATGAAACTCTAAATTTCTAAAGTTTATATCTATACCTTCATACGATACATACTTACCTAAAACTGGTATACCATCTCTTATTTCTTCAAAAGGAATAACACTGGCATTAAGAAATACATTTACAGTATCTTTAATTAAATTTTGTAACTCACTGTTCACCGATATACCTAAGCTTGATTCACAACTAACTATTTGTTTGTATAGTTTTGCTAAATCTAAAGGAACAAAACTCTTATATAAAAGCTTACTTTCTTTAAGAAGGTATATTCTACCTACATTATGCAAGACATAAAATAGATCAGTATTATTTTTAGCGACTAAAAAATTAAGATTATTATAATTATTAGAAGGTAAAGTATTCGAGTTAAATTTTTTCTGTATTAAGTTAAATTTTTCTATTGTACCATCAAAATACATGTCTTCTAAATAAAGTAAATTTTTTATAGATGGAAACCCTGCTACATTTTCAGGATTAGAAATAAATCTAGTAGAAACTGCTCCTTCATCATCTAATGTAAATACATTAGAGTCATTTCCAGAAAAATAAATATAAACCTTTCCAGGCTTTACATTATACTCAACTTCAGGTTTATATCTAGTTACTAATTTAGGATTAAATGGTAAAATATACTCTCCCTGCTTTGAACTAATCTTATCTATATCTAAATGATACAAATAATATTCGTCTCCATTATAACCATCTAACGATGTTAATATTAAGACAGAATCGTCTGTGTCTCTTATATCAAACTCTAAAATTTGTTCTCTAGGATTTGAAGAAGCAATAGTATTAATTATATCGAAGGTATACTTATTAACTAACTTTATTCTTATTGGAAACTGTGATTGCTGCTGTTGAAATCTTCTACCCTGGGTACTTCTTCCTTGAACATTATCTTCTGGTGTAACCTCAGCATCTCCTCTGTATCTATAACCTAAAATATTATTACCTAAGCTTACTTTATCATCTATAATATTATCATTTAAGGTAATTTGATCAGTTAATTTTAAAACTCTACAAGGAGCTACAAAACTATTATCATAAAGCTTTAATATAAAATTTGTATTAGTTTGTTCTAAAGCATATAAGGTATCAGTGTTATTGTCGTATGAAAATCTTTGAGCTCCTTGAAATATATCTTCTTCAATACGTATTAAACTTCCTCCGTTAACAAATGAACCCGAAAAGGTATATGAGTTAGTTTCTGTAGTAGTAAAATAGTAATATGACTCATCATCATATATAAAAATCATACTATCTTTAGTATCGTCTAAAACATCAATACCAGGAACTTTTTCAGTAAAGCTGAAAGGATCAATTTGTAACGGGTAACTATTAGTTTTTGAAAGTTTAATATCATCATTTCTTACATCTCTTTTACCACTTGACAATCCTAGAAAATAACTATCACCACTTTCTGATGAATTTATAAAATCAAAAAGATCTGGATTAGCTATTATATTTTGAGAATAAATTTTTAAATTATTCGAATTTAAAATACCTAAATTAGTATCAATAAAATTTTGATCTATAACGTTTCTTGGTGATATTAGAGGCTGTTTTAAGATATTATCATCTACTGGAGAAACTGTTCTATCGAATTCAAATTTATCTAAAAAACAATCAGCTAGAAAAGTATTATTGGCGCTTAGTAATTTTGAATTAGTATTATATGACTTACCTGCATACGCTTTACCATTAGTTATGTTAAATAGGCCTGTATAAGCTGCTCCACTTAACGTAAAAGAATCTCCATTTGTGTATTTAAAATAATCTATCATTTATAATCTACGAATTTAACGTTGTTAATAGTTGATGTTTTAGGTAGAGATTTAATTATATTTGATAATAATACATCTTTAATTTCATCTGCTACTTCAGATTTTATGTTTAAATTTTTAATATTAATATCTATAATATTGCTCTTATTTTTCAAATTTGTATTTATAGAATTAACCGCTCTTATTGTATCAGTCAAATTTCTCATTCCACAAGGTAAAGAAATTGATAAATCCTGTATATTATCTATATTAGTTCCAAAAACATAACCTAACTCTTGATACTTTTCTAAAGGATCTAAAGTTAAATATAAATCACTTATAAAAAGTTTAGATGTAGCATCATTGTACAAAATTTCTCTCTTTAATTTTTTATCATTTACATTCCACGACAAAAATAAATCTCCAAATAAAATTTTCTTGGTATATAATTGATAAGCATTTACATTAAAAGTAAATATTATATTGGAATTTAAATATAGATTACATATTCCTTCAATTGCATTAAATGATAGAAATATATTATTTTTATCAAATTTATCAATACTAAAATTATGTGTAAAAGTGTTTTGAGCTAATCTCTGTTCAATACTTTTTCCGTCAGTGCTATTGTCAAATAATTTAAATGTAAATGTTATACTGTCTCCTTGCTTAGTAAAGTCTATACCTCCATTAATATCATTACTATCAGATATTAGAGAAAAGTCACCCGCTTCATTCTGTAGAGTAAATCCTAAACTAAAACCACCGTTTTCATTTATAGTTCTAAAATAATTATTTACACGATTGTTAACTCTAGCAGTTTTACAAAAATTGGTAGGTGACTCTCTAATAAAATCATTCTTTGAAACTCTTACATACTTATATCGTTTATTGGGCTCAAAAGTTAAATCACTTTTCTTATCTATATACAATTTCTTCTCTACTGAACTTTTAGTAGTAGAATTATTCATTATTAAATCCTCAACTGATTGTTGATAAGTTACATTATAAACAGGAGAAGCCGCTAAAGCTGCTTCTTTTGAAACTAAATCTGGGTAGTAGTATCTATCTACCCAGATACCTTCTTTTCCTATACCGCCTGATAACCAAGTACATAGATAAGTAACATTTTCATCTTTTATTGAATTATCATCTAACTTATAAACTCTATCGGAGAGATCAGGTCTCTTAAATGCAAAGGCGCCGCATTTAGTAAATTTAGTATCATTAATATTGAGTTTATCGAAAGGCTCCATCGAAGAAGGTGTTTTAAAAAAAGTTGTACCAGGCTTTATAGTTAAATCATAGTTATGATATATAAAGTTTAATGCTAAAACTTCATTATTTTCGCTATCGATATCAGAAAATATTGAAGTATACTTTCTTAAATTTTGGCTATATATTGTTGTTTCAGAAGTAGATAATAAATTATTAGAGGAGGTAAATTGATCCTGAGTATTAGTTATATTTTTAAGATTGAAAAAATTAAAATCTAATTCGGTTTTATTGCTAGAAGAATAAAATAAGTAATTTGAAGGTAGATGAAAATCGCTTTTACTATTATCAATTTTTCCTTCATTATCATATGTAACAAATGAAGTGTTGTATGGAGATGGTACGGAAACGTTAACCTCTTGATTTAATTTTATAGAATTACTAGACACATAAAATTGATTAAGCTCACTTTCTTCTAATAATAACTCCGCATATACTATACCCCCATCATCAATTATGGCATATTTACCATCCTCTTTACTAGAATATAAATTTATAAAACTATCAGTTTTATATTTTATTAAGCTATACTCTAGATAAGACGAGCTCTTATCAATAAGTTTATTTTCAGCTACAAATAATACTTTACGCTTATTATTTACGCTGTCAGAATAAGTTATCGTTCCTCCACCTAAAAGCGGTTTAGCACTAGTTCTATATTCTATATTATCACTAACTACTAAAAAGTATTTTATATTATTGTTTATAGTACTTATGCTACACGTAAAATCATCTATAAATTTTATTTCAAAGTTATTAGCATTAGATAAAACTTCAGTAAATGTAGTACTGCCATAAAATTCAGAATCGAAAATATTATCATTATTCTTAAATGAGCTTAATGAAGCAGCTCTAAAATTTAAATAATTTTCACTTGAAGTAGTAAAATTAAGCGTCGTATAAAAAGATTCGGGCTTTACACTAACTTCATTATAGGAAGTTACATTATCAAGTAAAAATTCATTACTTAAATAAAAATTGGTATGATTTAATTTTTTAAAATCTTGTATACCTGATAGAGCTGATATAAAGTTAAAACTAAACCCACCGCTGAAAGTTTGCTTATATTGATCTAAAGATAAGTCGGTAGGGCATACAGTACCTTGTACTGAACTTAAAGCACTTAAACTTGACTTTACTAAACACCCCATTTTATATATTTATTGTTTATTCTCTTTATAAGATTTGTTATCTAACTGTACTATATAATTGTTTTTTTTAGTAAGAAAAGATATACGTGAAGAATTATTAGCATCGTTAATTAGATCTAGACCAATTATATCTATATCATCTACATTTTCATAATAACCTTGTGAATGAACTACTACTGGTGCACTCAATTGCATAGTTTCACCGGTAATATACCCAACATTTAATTTAAAAATTAACGACTTCTTTAAAGCGTATGAAGAAGGGAAATATCTATGCTTATAATTAGTACTAAAAGTTACTGGCGTAACACCCTTTTGAAGTTCAGGAAATATTGATTCAGTTTTATAATCTCTATATATTTTTATATCTGGTTGAATAGTTGGACTCCCATCTCCCCAATCAATACTTAAATAACTAGGAAATATTTCAGTATATATGTTAGAAATATCTAGTGTCATTTCCGTCAAATCAAATAAGTTGATAGTTTTTTGTACTATCTGTCTATTTATATCTGTATTAGATGAAGATATGGAGAGAGTAAAAGTGTTCATAAAATTAATGATGTTGAAGATAAGTTAGTAAAGTTAGCTGATACTGTGGGATTATTTGATTTCAAAATAAAGTTTGCATTAGTTAAATCTAAACTATCAGTTGTAGAATTATAGAATATATCTGTAAATCTACCATTGTTACTATCAAATGAAGTTGAATCTAAAAATCTAATATCATCTTTATATTCAAATAAGTAGTTTACTAGTAATGGTGCTTTATTTTGATCTTTAACTATTATGGCTAAATTAAATTGTTCATTATCACTACTATAAGTCAAATTAGGCTTACCCGCTTCTATATAAACTGAATCAAAAGTAGATAAATCAAAATAACAAGAGGAAGATACAGCCGGGTTACCAGTAGTTGGATATATTTGATCAGTCTTATCATTAGCATAGCTATATCTATAAATTATAGGATATAATCTGTTATTTTTGTAAGTGAGCTGTTCTCTTACCATTTTACAGAAAAATACATCACTCCCAACTCTTAATCGGTTACTTACTTTATCAAAGAAATTAGTGTTTATATCTATTGAATTTGTAAATGTATTTGGCGAAACAAATTTGTTATCTTCATATACAGTTTTTTCAGTCACCAAAAATGAACTTGTTTCGATAAACAGAGTATTATACAATATATCAAATTCTACTACTTTATTAGATAGTTCATGACAAACTGTAGTGTTGTATTTACCACTCAAATAATCTAAAGTTTCAGTAAGTTCTTTGACTGAAGGATTATCGGGGTGTTGATTAATATTTTTTACATAAATTTTACCTATATGATTTTTACGGTTAAATAATTCTTCACTAGCAGTTTGAACAGTAGAAAAAGAAGTAGTTTCAAATACATTATCCTTATATATAAATCCTTCTTCAGCTTGAGTGTAGTTAAAAATAATATTATCAGTAAATCTACTTGCATCATAGTTTTTAACTCCATTATCACCCGATAATCTTACGTTGTAGGTAAAATTACCTGACATAGACTCTGTCCAAGAATCAGTGTCATCACTTAATGCTCTTATTATAGTACCGTCACCGTCAAAATAACCTACACCCCCTTCAACTAAATCCGAAAAATAAAATTGCAGAGCGGAATCAGAATATGCGCTTAATCCTGATCTAACAGGGTCAGTTAATGCCTCAGTGTCAGAAAATCTAAAATAAGCGCCTTCTATTACATCAGCATCAAAGGTTATAGACTCAGGCCTAGTATAATCTACTTCAAGATAATTAGAAGGTTGCTTGAGTTCTTGGTAAGGAGTAAAATATCTACCAAATATATGATATGCTGAAAGAGGCATATTTGGTTTCAAATCACCCCCCGCTGTTAATCCGTTAGTAAAAGAACTAATTCCTGATCTAATTGTCTCAGTAAAGGTTGAACTATCTGAAGTATCGTAATCAAAACTATATCCTTCACCATAAAGATCATCAAAAAATACATATCCATTAAGAACTAAATTTAAAATATTTTTAGGTGATTCCGATATTAAATTTTGTCTATAATAATTATTATCTTTTACTAATCCAAATATGTTACCAAATATATCCTTTTTACTATCATCAATATAACCTTGATCGTAAAGGTAGGATAGATCAGTATTTAAATTTCTTTCTTTCGATATTTCTGATGCATATCCTATAAACGTAGTACTCTCTTTATCGGCATTAGGTTGATTTATAGCTACCCCTTTACTTCTATTGTTAATTGATCTAGATGTATCAACTATAAAAGTTAAAATTTGATCATTATTAGTATATAAGTTAGGATCAGGAAATATATAAAGTTGATTAGGTTTGTAAGATTTTTTCTCGTAAAAATCTATTCTCTTTCCTTGTATAGTAACTATAGCCGAATTATGTGATCTAAAAAATCCTAAATCTCTTTCACTTATTACTTCATTAGAGAAAATTGAAGCAGTAGAAGGATAGTCCTGATTTAAAAAATTAGCATATGGTTTATCAGCTTTAAATAAAATACCAACTTCAGGTGTTCCATTATTATCAGTTGATAAGTAGTAAAAATCACTTCCAATAAATTTTTCAGTTTGTCTTTTCTTAGAATCTAATATACTATCAGCTTCTTTTAATTCTCTAATATCCTGACTAACGTTAGCAAATATTGTATCAATAATATCTCTTTCTAAGGATAAAAATAGATTATATTCTTCTGGTAATCCTGCCGGTTCATACTCTTTAAAATTAGCACCATATACTTCAACGTCAGGCTCTCTATTAAAATATTGAGAAAAATTATCGTAATATTCAGTAATAGATACAGATAAATTATTTTTTATGTTATCAATATTATAATCAATATTACCCGTACTTCTATTTTCAAGAAAATCAATAATAAGATCTTTTGAAGCTTGCTCAACACCTATACTACTACCTTTTACTTTGCTCTTAGTTAAAGAGTAATGTAATGTATTTCTTTTCTTTTTATAATAGCTAATTATATTTCTAATTTTTTTACTAAAAAATGACATTGCTATTTGCAAATCATATTTGTCAGTAAAATCTAATTGAGTTAAAAATTTCTTTTCAGCATTAGAAGAAAAATTTAATGTTATATCCTTTAAAAAATCTCTATATCTATCTATTATATTAGTAGTCTTTACACTACCTAACCCCGTGTTTCTTGTATTCCATTTATTAAGATAATTATTGTAAAAAGCGGTTAAAGTCTCAGGCTTATAACTTTCGCTTACTATTTCAATAAATTGCAGAAAAGTATAAGGAGCAAATTTATCCAAAGCTTCATCACTATTAACATTAGGATTAGTGATTGATTGATTTACGTTTGGAAACCCTGTAGTAATGTTATCCATTAAACATATTTATCCTTAGAACAGGGATAGACTACTAAATAATGAATTTCGTATAACAATATCAAAGATATTATCTTCTCCTTCTAAACTACTTAAAGGTGAGGTAAAATCAACAGTAGTTAAGCCGTTACTGTAATCGACTAATCCGCTTAATACTGTATCATCATAAACAGCAGATAGACTATAAAACTCGTAAAATGTATTGACAGTTTCAATATTGTAAGATGATGGTAAGATTAAACTCCAACCCCAGTTATCACCCCCACTTAACGACGCGTTATTAGATTGATTACTGTAATCACTAAGCATGTATGTGTTTGTATTCTTTGCTCCAAATTGAGGACCTGAGTTTATACCGCTTAAAGCACTTATAGGTTGAAATGTATTTAACCGATGATATGTGTCACTAAATTTCTCATAAGCGACTAAATCACTTCCCGCAGTAACCTCATACGTTAGTGAGTCAATTTGTTCACCTAAATTTTTACCATAGATAGCTTTTGTAGTAGTTCCTTGAGGATCAAAGTTTTCATCAAATTTATTTTTACCTCCTCTAAACTTATTATAACTTACACTTAGTATATCTAAAAACCTCTTTACTTCAGCAGGTTCTTGAGCTAAAGCTCTATCAAAAACTATACCATAATCATCAGTCATACTCGCCATACTAATAAGCGAATTAATATCGCATATATCTATATCTGAATTATTAGAAACAAAGTTAAATACTTTCTCATATAACTTTTTACCTAGAATATCATGTCTACTGCTAACATCACCAAATATAGTGCCTATGAAATCATCGAAGAATATATTTTTATCTAATAATATTTCCTGGAAACGTAAATCCTTTATTGTTCTTTCGAAATCAAAATCTTCATTATGTTTGTAAAAATCATAATAATTTTTAGGGTAAGCAGTTAAAGTTACTTGACCGTTAACAGTTGATAGAAGAGAACTGTTAGTATTATATGTATAAGTATTTCTTGCGCTAAGAGTAATTCTTGTAGCAGTTGCAGAAAGATTGTCATTAAAAGTTAAAACGCCTCTATACCAAAAATTAGTATCTACTGATGAGAGCGAGTTAGCTAAATCAGATATTGTATAATAAGAAGATGGTACAATGTTAGATAGTTTGTAAACATTACTCGATGCTCCAGATAACACTACAAAAGTAGGGGTACCTGCAGTTAAGCTCTTCATAGTATAATTATTATTATTAACAGGAGTAATTATGAAGGGTATCTCTAAACCTTTATATTGAGTCTTACTAACTGGAAATGGATCTTTTTCTATATCTTCACCCAATATACCATTTGAAGAAAATTTTATAGAGCTTAAAGTTTGTCCTGAAGTAGCACCTACGAATGCTGATATCGAAATATTAAAGTTATTAGTATAGTTGTTATTCTTATAACCCTTTAAACTATTTGCAAAAATATTTTCTCTATCCTTAAAGAATGATACATTAAAGGTATCAGATTGATCTTCAGTTTTAAGATATATATCCTTAGTACCCGAGCTACCAGCGTATACGCTAGACAAACTAGAGCTTAGTCCATAAACAATATTATTAGAATCTATTCTTGCATATATATCTGTAGAAGACAAGCTTAATTTTTTTAATTCAATATACTCATAACTCGAAAGTGTAGGTAAATATACTTTTTCGTAAATTGAAAAGTATTTTTTTAAACTGTTAAATTTATTTTTAGCTAAGTTGAAATAATTATCAAAATCACATCCGGATGTACTATAATATATATCTTGGAAATCTTGATAAAAAGGTGTTTGAGCTGTAACAGTTAATGGCCCGGAAAACTGACCTGCTGAAAGGGTTAAAAAATCTGCATTGTTAGGTATATCTATATCAAAAGTGTTTATAATATAATCATGAATCTGTACCGGTGTACTATAAGAAGCTAAAACTGAATTATTTTTACAATCTCTTATAATCATTCGTACAGTATACTCACCTGGATATTCATATGCATGTACGCTTGAAACACTGTTACCAAAACTACCATCACCAAAATCAAAAGTAACACGCTTATCGTTTAAAGGTATATCAGTACCATCATCTTCAGGTATCCTCGCTTTAAAAGTAAGTGGTGTAATATCAAGATTATAAGAAGAGAGTTTATTCTCCCCTTTATAATCAACTACATCAAAAAGAGCATAATCTGTTTTAATATTACTCATCTATTACTTTAATACGATTAGATATAGAAAGTGGTGAATACATATATGGAAACTTAAAGTAAGGTAAAGTAATGTCTTGATTAACTATACTAATATCACTAGTTTCGTAAACTGGATTAAACGATAAAAATGAAACCGTATCAATGCTACTATCGTTTGAATCGTTCTTTGTAAATATTCTTTTTACTCCTTCAATTGATAATATATCATTAGTTAGCTCACTAAAGCTTAATTTTTGTCCAAGATCATTACTACTTGGATCAAAGAACGCTTTAATAAGATTTCCAACTCTTGATTTTAATGTATCTTTGTTTATTTTATTATTAACCTCTCTCACTATGTACAGTGATGTTTCATCTAATAGATCTAAAGTTAAATCTGCTGAATTAGTAAAACCTAATCCGAAAGCCATATAAACTGGATCGCGTGGAACAACTGTATTTGAAACCATCTTACGTTCGTTACATGTCTCTACAAGCAAATTTTTAAAAGATTCAGATAGATAAGGTGGAAAAGATTTATCTTGCGAAATAGTAAAAGTAGGAGCACAGAAAACATTTATATTGTTAAAATCACACGCATCAGCAAAATTAATTTGGTTAATTAAGACTCTGTTTACTTTATTAGGATCAATACAAATATTATAAAAATATTGAATATATTCATTTATGTATGAATCATTATTAGCTACTTTTACACTGTTAACTACATTTGCTAAATTTTTTGCTATAAATGCTTCATAGTCTGATTCAGTAACTAATCTAAGTTGCGAAGCAAAAGCTTTTGGAGCATTTTTTCTAATTTGATCAACCGTTTCTTCATCTGATAGTGAAGTTGAATTTTGAGGATTATTAACCGTTAATAAAGAACTGTTTGTTATATCTATAAAGGTAGTTTCGTCCTTATTAGCAAAGGTATCATTAAAGATTTGTCTTTGTCTTAAAGAATCATAAACAAATAGCTTATTACCATTAATAACATTCTTGCTTATAATACCTTCCGTATTATCTGATTGAATATAATTTACTGAAACAATATCACCCTCAGCTAATTTTTTTCCAAAAACTCCACTACCAAATTTTATTTCGTAAAATCCATTTTCATTTAATCTTCTTTCATATACTCTATCATTAGAACTTGATAAGTATAAGCTTTCAACTTCTTTGTAAAGGTAGTATGTATTATTTGATACTTCTTTTACATATACATCTATAGTATTATCTGCTATAAATTTTTGAGTATTATTATCAACAATATTTTTTACAACTATCGGTAAAGTTTCAAACTCTTCACCTTGCGCATTATAATCAGGATATTCTTTTATTGATCCTTGGTAAAGAACAACTGTATCATTTAAAGTCTTAATAGTCTCAGAACTACTAGTAGTTTTATTAAATGAATAGTCTTTGATAAAATTATATTGTATGCCATCAGCTAGAAAATAAGAATTTTTTCTAATAGTATAATTACCTATAGCCATAGAAGAAGAGCCTACTGCATTTATAGGAACTATTGAAGTTTGCTTTCCAGCAGGTTTATACCCTATAAGCTTTACAATCTTATTCATGTTTTCATAGATTGAAGCTTGATCAAAATTAACCTCAGATGCTGTATTATTTAAATAAAATAACAATACATGGTAAGAATAAGCTATAATATCAATTACTGCTGCCAAGTTACTGCCATCATAGTTTTGATCTGTAAACTTTTCATTTGTATTCAGTCTATTGACTATATAATCTTTTAAGCTTACTGCATCAAAAGCTGCATATGCATTTTGCGGTAAGCTAAAGTCTAAAAATTCGTTATCTTTATCTGATGAAGTTGCCATAATAATTAAAATATAAAATACCCATTGTTATTTAATGTTGATCTTAGTGATAAACCATACACATTTAAGGAAGGTATGTTTATTTGTAGAGAGATAATATATTCATTATCATCCGGTAAGGGAACAACTTCTACATTTTCTACCTCAACTCGCGGCTCCATTAATGGTAATCTATTATCAATATCGTCTTTAATAGCAAATGCATTAAAGTCTGAAATAGGCTCAAATAGATATCTTCTAAGATCTAAACCAAATTCAGGACTTAGTATTTTTTCTCCTGGAGCAGTTAAAAAGATGTTAGTTATACTATTACGAATAGCATTTTCATCAAAAGACGCTTGAACATCCTTAAGTACTGAGTTTTTATTAAGTTGTTTATTGTAGTAGACTGTAGTCTTTAAATCTAAAAATAAATCTTTATACAAATAACCTCTCTCTAATGAAGAATTATCTAAATCACTAGCTGCAATATCTGTTAGTTTAATGAGAGCCATTTATTATATTTAATGTAGCATATCAGGATAAAGGAACTATAATATAATTAGATTATGGTCGTTAATGGTAAAGCTAGTATAAGTGTAGATATCTCTAATTCAGAATTAGCAGATGCAGTAAAGAACGCAGTTTATGAAAAATTAGAACTGCCTTCAATGTTATTTGGAGATGTGTACTTAAAAAATAATAGATGGGTAATAAAGAAGGTTGTAGCCACTTCGCATTCTTTTGAAATAGACGAGGATTTAGGAGAGGCTACTCAAGATCAAATTGAAGTATTTACAGCATATCATACTTTAGCAGAGTTTCTTAAAGATTAATAACTCGAACTGTATGATTCTTTGCAGGGTTGCATAAATAATAATATGGCTGATAAAAAGTTTATTAATCTACACGAATCCTATATGAGAAGATACGAGCGTGGAGGATTCCTAGTAGGGGATTGTTTTAAATTTAACGATAATTTTAAGAGCACAGACGAATTTAAAGCTCTTGGATCGAATACGCAAGAGTTACTTCAGCAGATGATTGACTCTGGTCTTAATGTAAGAGTAGTAGGAATTAAAGATACTACATCTGCTCGATATCCTGCGAATTCTGATACTACTACTTTAGATGTAGTGCTAGACTTAGCATTAGATTCTGGCGGCGGAAGATATACACATCACGTTTCAATTCCTAGTACTCTAGGTCAGTCAGTTGAGTTTTATCCTAACCTACCTCCTATTCCGGATGCTCAAAGAAGAAAAAGCGATGTCAATATTAAACCTGAAGAGGTAGAAAAGTATGATAACATTGCTAATAAGACTGATAGAGGTAATGACAGTTTAGAAGATACAGAAAGAACACTTCCAGATAGTAATACAGATATTCCGTCTGACGCTGTTACTCCGTCACCTGCTGCTACTTCATATACACAGCAATACTTAAGTGATCTAACTCCTGGTCCAAGTTCAGTTTAATAATAAAATGACTAAAAACGATCAAATTTTAATTGCAGAAGCTTATACTAAAGTTAATGAAGGACTTGTTGATAGAATTAAAGCTAGAGCGAGCCAAGCTGCTGGTGCTGTAAAAGGAGTAAAAGATAGAGTAACAGGTGCAGCAAAAGGCGTAGCAGGTGATGTTTTAAGTAAAACTGCTGAGCTTGGAGGAAAAGCCTTAGGTGTAGATGCTTCAAAAGGAGGTCTAGCTAAAAAAGGAGCAGAGCTGACTAAAAGCGGAAAAGAAGATACTGCAGCAGGTATTAGATCAAGTCAGGAAGCTAAATATAGATCGTACATTAATAATTCAGCTAAAACTATTGCTAACGATCTTAAAAAGCTTGGAATGGATTTAGAGATTACCGAAGATGAATTTATACAAGAGTTAATAGATACCATAACTGACAATCTTAAGAATGTAGAAGACGTAGAAGTTAAAGGCACTAGAGATGGTCCACTTGCTCAGTATGAAACTCGTTATAAAGATAATAAAGGATTAGGTGCTGCAGTTACCTAGAATAAATTTTTAAACGTCAATAACGTCCTTATCGTCATCTAAAAGAGCGTTCATTATATCTTCTCTTGAAAGAAGAATCTTAGCTTGATTGTCTGCAATATTGATACGCTCCTTACTTTGTACGTCTATCTTCTTAACTTCAAGCTGTGTCTCATTTCTTTCTTTAGCTACATGAAGTTTGTTTAGAGTCTCTATAGCTGATGAGGAAGCTTTAATAAGTTCAGCTAATGCTGCTACATCTCTATTTTCCGGAGCAGAAGAAATATAATCGTTAACGTTATCTACTATACTAAGAGATTTTTTTATAAGCTTACCTGAATTTTGGATAAGAAAATCTTCTAAGTCTTCTTTATCTAGAACACTTTCTTCTATTGGAGTTCTTGCAACTTTATTATTTTGCTTTAGTTGGCTTATAATATCGTTTACAGCTTCATCTAATTCTTCGGCCATTTACATATATTTAATCTACTCTTGAATATTTTGCAAAGTATCTTATTATATGGTATGGCTACTGTCGCAATAAAATTTAAAAAAACTAATGAAAATGCTGTTATTCCATCTAAAAATCATGCTGATGATACAGGTTTAGATGTGACTTCCGTTGAAGATAAAGTTATTCCTGCTAGAGGTTCTGCTGTTGTAGATGTAGGATTAATGTTCGCTTATATTGATCATGGGTTCTGGGTTAAGGTCGAAGGTCGATCAGGCTTAGGATTTAAGCATGGTATTTGTCCTCACCCTGGTATTATTGATCAAGGTTACCGTGGAGATGCTGGGATTAAATTGTATAATAATACTGACGTTGATTATGAAGTTAAAGCTGGAGATAGAATAGCTCAATTTGTAGTTTATAGAAACTTTAGCATTGATGTTAGTGAAGGAGAAATAATGGAAACAGAACGAGGCGGCAAAGGCTTTGGTTCTTCTGGTAAATAATTATGATTGATTTTGATAAAATTTGGGTTGAAAAATATCGTCCTGCTAAGCTTGATGATATTATTTTAGATGAAAGAACTCTTAAGGTAGTAAGAGAGTTTAAAGATGAGATACCTAACTTACTCTTTGTGGGTAGCCCGGGTACGGGTAAAACTACCTTAGCAAGAGTTATAGTAAATGATATCTTAGGTTGTAATTATCTCTATATTAACGCTTCTGATGAATCAGGTATTGATACTATTCGACATAATATTACAAATTTTGCTCAAACTAAGTCATTTGATGGTGGAGTTAAAGTAGTTATCTTGGATGAGGCTGATGGTCTTACACCTCAAGCGCAAGCAGCTCTTCGTAATACTATGGAGACTTTTGCTAAATATTGCAGATTTATTCTTACCGCTAATTACAAGCATAAGATTATTCCTGCCTTGCAATCGCGCTGTCAAGCTTTAGATATTAAACCGGTAGTAGAGCTTGGAGTAAAGCGCTGCTATCATATACTAAAGAAAGAAAATGTTAAAGTATCAGATGAACAAAAGATTAAATTTATACAACTCGTCAAGCGTCACTTCCCCGATCTACGGAAAGCGATCAATGAACTACAAAAGAACGTTATTGATTCAGAGTTGTGCATTGCTAACATTAATAGCGATAACGAGCTTCTCGAAACGGTTTATAAAAAAGTAACAGGGTTAAAAGTTCTAGAAGCTAGAAAATATCTAATTGAAAATGAAGATAGATTTCAAGGTGACTATGATACTTTACTAACTAACTTTTTAAATTTTATATATAATAGTAACTTAGATGATACTAAGAAAAAAACGTTTATAGCTACTATTGCTGATCATTTATATAAGAGTGCCTTTGTAGTAGATAAAGAAATAAACGCTTTTGCGTGCTTAGTTAATTTAGAGAAAACTCTATGATTTTAATTTTTTTAATATTATTTTCTCTCTATATAATTATAACAGAAAAATATTTATTTGGATTATTTATATTAGCTTTAGTTAATTTAATTCTCAACAAAAATGTTAAAATAAAATGCCTTACATACAACCAAACCAAAGAGAAGAAGTAGAAGATAAACTTAATGTAGCGGGTCTTAATTATGTTCCTAAAAATGCTGGTGAACTTAATTATGTTATAACTGTTTTTATTGATAACTTTATTAGAGCTTATGGTAAGAATTATGCTAACCTAAATGAAATGATAGGAGCATTGGAATGCTGTAAGCAAGAATATTATAGAGCAGTAGTTGGTCCTTATGAAGATATAAAAATTGAAGAAAATGGAGATGTTTAAAAATTAAATTCTTTACAATCGTCTTCACTTTCACATAACTCTTTCTTTACTACAGAAACATCTAATTGTTCAAGTTGTTGTTCAGTAACTTGATCTACAATTTCAGGTCTCTTATCTGTTCTACCGGCAGGGCCTCCAAATAACCCATTCAAAGTGTATATATCATATACACCATCACCTACTTGCATTTGAAGTTCGTAAGTCTTATCATTTTCTATAGGGAATCCTAAAATATTAGTAAGCGCATTTTCACATTTTTCCTTAATTATTTTATTATTAACTGCGTACTCTGTTCTATCTAAAGATATAAGAAGTCTGTTAACTCCATTTAATACACCAAAAGCTTGGCTCCCTTTAACATAAAAGACATTAACAAATTTTCTATATTCAAAAAGTTTATTAGCAGCTGGGCCTAAAATCTCTTTTATTGAACCAAATATATCATTAGAGATACTTTTAAGCTTGTTAAAGAAAGGTATATCTTTTGTCATTAAGCTACCCGTAGCAAAATTAGTAAACCCTTGTGAGTACTCATTATTAACTCTAAGCTGAGGAAACTTATCTATATATGGTAAAGTATTATCATTGTAGATTTGTTGTTCAAAATTGTAATTAAATACATTAGTTGATGTTCTAGTTCCATCACTAATATTTTTTTGCATAAAAGGAGGAAGCTTGTTATAAAGATCTAATGCTGCGTTAAAAGGTTCTAAACCATAAACTGTAGTTGCTGCATTAGAGCGAACAGTGTTACCTAGAGTACCTATACCATCGTTAACAGATGCTAAAAGATTTAAATCTTGACCTGATATTATTCTAGATAGGTCATAAGCTGCACAAGAAAAAGGCCCATTTAAAATTTGTCTCAAATAGTATAAAATAGTACATTCATCTAATTTAAGTAGACCTTCTGCTGAAGCTAACATACCCATAAATTTTTCTAGTTGATCTAAACCCAATTCAAAAACTTGTAAAAAGTTTTCCATAAAGTCAAGTTCTGATTCAGAAAAGTTATGCATGAAATCACCTTGCAAATTACCATTACAGTCTCTTACTATTAAGTTTTCAAATTGCTTCTTATTAATAAAAAGAGATCTTAATATTTGAGCTTTTATATTAAAAAAGCCATTTACATCATCTACTAATTCGTTTACTAATTTATCTACACAAGCTGACATTACGCGTATTGTTGGTTAGTTGTTAAAAGATTATTAATACTAGGTGCTAATCCTGCATCATCAACTCTTACATCTTTAGCTGGGCCTACGTATGGCTTTATACATTGTATTAATGTCTGGTAACTAGTCTTAAAAAATCTATGATGAACATTAGTTACAAACCATCTACCTAAAAGCTTTTTGTCTACCAAATCTTCTTCTTCTATAAATTTTACTACATCGACAAACCTACCAGGCTTTCTACCTGTATCGCCTAAATTATCTAAAGTTAATTGTAAATTAAAAAAGGTTAAATTTGAAACCATTTGAGCTTTAGTTATATTAACACAATCTTGATGCTCAAATTTAGGTAGCGAAAAAGGTTTTATAGGTCTATTTTCAACAGATGTAAAATTTAAAAATGCATTAGGAGTACCTCCTAGAAGTTTAAACGATTTAATGAAATCTTCTTCCCATAATCTTTTTGTATCTTCTACTGTTATCTTAGTAATTAAGTTGCTACCTATAAAAGGATTATAATCAGATACTACATAATTAACAAAAAATTCATTTGTATAAAAGGTATACGGAGTGCTTAAATCAGCATTCTTTATAGTACCTTGATACAAATTGAAAGGTATATCCTCGTTAGAGTAAGGATTATTTTTATTACTTGAATATGTATTAGTTTGTGATCTTTCGTATTCAGATGGCACGGGAGTTAAATCACCTATAGCAAATGCTTCTTGCACATATCTATCATTATTTTTAAAGTACTCATTTAAAGGTTTAAGAGTATATTTATTTTTAGATCTATCAAACTGTAAAAAAGTTTGTACAGGTAACCCATTTTGAGTTTGAGCATAATTAAATCTTAACAGATATTTTAAAAGATCAGAATATCTCCAATGAACCCCGGGGTGTATTCGCTCTAAGTAGGATGAAAGATCTGTACCCACGGCCTTATCTATTATATGTAACCCTGAATCCCAATTATCATCATCTATTATATCTTCACCTAAAACAGGAATAAGTATATCATCTTTTATGATATCACCTATTGACTTTTTAGCGTATATCTTTTCTCCTTTACTATTAACTCTATCTTGTCTAGGAAAAGATGTGTTATAAGGTACTAATTTATTTAACTTAAAGTAATTTTTATCTATTAAAGAAAATGATTTAAAGTTATTCGATCTATCAGTTTTCGATACACTATTACTTTCTGCAGTTATTACAAAACTATATTCAAGTTTAATTAAATCTAGATTAGGATTTTCCTGATCAGTGTAATCATAGAATCTTATATGTAGATAATCCTCACCAGCTCCAGAAACATCATGTTTTTCATCAAAATAGTCGTAGGGGTTATTAATTGTTATACTACCACTTACAAAGGGTTCAAATAATGATTCGTGTATATCTAAGCTTACTATTGAACTTTGAGTAAGCATGAGCCCGTCTTCATTAGAGTAGGCGTTTTCAGCATTTTCATTTCTACTAATTAAAAAGTTACACCAAAACTCAGCTCCATTAATTTTAAACTTAAAGGATTCTTCGTCACGTTTTTTAACCATTGATGCCATTAGAAGTGCTTGTTGCTAAAGACAGTAGCGTCTGTCATTTGCTGGTAAAGGACACCTCTCATTTCTGGTAAAATATAACTAAGTTCTTGTCCTCCCTTAGCAAAAAAACTATTGCCTATCGTTTCTTTGTTTAACAAATATATAATCCACCAACTATGAATATCACCGTAAATATTGTAAGATGTAGTAGTTAAAGCTTCATTACCTTTGACTGTATATGTTTCTAGTAAAGAGCTATCTATGTTAGAAGGCATTTCGATCTTGTTAAGTATATTGTAAAAATAAAACTCTTTACCATTATTTTTTTCTGTATATACTTTAAATATACGCTCATAACGATTCACCGGTAACCCGGGTAACCCAGGTACTTCATCTTGATATTTTCCTGTCTTTCCTGTTAAGCTCATTATTTTAGGGTTGGTAAGTTTTCAAGTTCATTTTCTGCTGCATCTAACCCAGCCTGTCTTTGTTCGGGCGTTATTTGTATAAAATCAAAACGATCCGGCCTCCCTGCTTCATACTTTTCTACATTTTCTTTATGTGTCTGTCTCGTCTGGCGTTGTTGATAATTTTCTCGCTGTTTAGCCTCTTGCTCCTTCTTAATGTCTTCCTTTATCTGAGCAGCGAAATTTTCGTTAAGTCTCCTGTCAGCGCTATACCCTTCAAATCCATCTGAAAACTTAGAAATAGGATCAACGAAGTTTGAAGGCTCCAGGGTAAGTGACTTAAAAGTAAACTCGCAAGTATACGCTTCAGGTACTATTATTTCACCTGATCCTTCTTTATATATTTTTCTCCTATTTCCTAATAAATTAATATTAAAATCTTCTAATGAAGCCCACTGTATATATCTCACACCAGGTATTACTATATTGTAAATAGCAGGAAAGGTCATTCCAATAGGACCTGTTCTAAACGGTCTATTCAATCTAATAAATTTAGTTATAAAGTCATAATTTTTATCAAACCCATCATCCTCGAGTGTATTAGACAAAGTAAAACCTACTTGCACCCCGTTATCGGTATTACTGTACTGATAAAACTTAGGTGTTTCTATAAAGGTACCTGGAGCACCTATAGTTTGCATACCACCATTTAAAGTAATGCCAAATTGTTTAGCAAAAGGAGCAGCTTTTTCAGAGAGTTTACCTACTTTATCTGCTACTGATGTGCCTCCAAAATTTAAGCTACCTAGAGCTCTTCCCGTAGCTACTGCACCACCTCCAAGACTTTCCATCATCTGCCCTGCACCTTGTATCTCATTTCCAAAAAGCATTTGAGCTCCTCTTTGACTTATAGGTGAAAAAGTATCTGCAAATTCAGAACTAAAAGACCTCATATTATCATTAAAGAAAGGAAAGTTGAAACGAGCTATAGGAGTCTTATTAACACTATACAAACCCTTATAAAAATCTAACCCAGGATTTTGACTTTGCCCGTATGAGGTCGAACTATTGTTAGGAGAAAAGATATTCATATAACCGTCTATAAACTGCCTAAGTTGAGAATGCTGCATTCCATAAGCGGTTACATACGCAGAAGGAGCTTCAGCGCGTAGAGGCGCATTTCTTGGTACAGAAGTCCAATCATATTCTTTTATGATATCAAAAGAGCCCGGGGTTTCCGGACCATTCATTATATCTGCATATGGATCTTTTCTTGCCATGATAATATTTATTCGAGGACTCCAGGTGTGTGCATACTATATGGTGAATTATAAAAATTACTTCTACTGTCTCTATATACAGGTCCTTCCATAGAACCTGGCATATCAGTTGATGGGGCTGAATTCATTACAGGAACAGGAGTTGCATTACTACCTTGCCCTGTAACCATTTGTGCTGTTAATTGTACTAATTGAGCTAGATATTGATTAGACCTTTGTATTTCTGAAGTAAC